CTTATATGGCACGAGTTTAAGCTCCGTGTATTGCTAATAGGTTTCACTAATACTGATCTCTTATGAATGCAGCAACAACATGTGCAAAGCTTATGTCATTGGGTGCCCCTAAAGAGACCGCTTCAAACGTCGTGAAGACGCTCGAGAAGTGGATTACTAACAATGGTGTCGAGTGGACAATTGACCATCTAAAGGATATCAAACAAGTTTTCCTTGGAAAGCTTGCTGGTGTCCCGGTGGCAACGAAGACATGGGTCAAACTCCGTCCGGATGGGTATCCGGCCGGTCCAATGCTATCAACCTTTTTGCGACAGAAGACCGTCACTCCAAGGAGGGTAACACAGGCATTGACAATCCTCACTTCTTACTCTATGTACTTTGCTCCGCAATGTACACCGAGGCAGAGAGAGAAGTTCTTCGGTAGTATGACATCCGCTGACAAGACAGGAATGACGTCGAAATTAAGGATTGTGCCTCGCACAATCCCTTATGTTTCGTCACCCTTCCAAAAGTTACGTCCCTTCATGGCACAGTGTATCTCTGATACACGGCGCGCACCAGGGCCTAACCTAAAGTCTTGCCCAGAGTCAGACTACTTGTCCGTGCTAAGGCATGCACTTGATTCAGACAGTATTTCGTCTATCATTGGCCAATTCCCGAAAATCTCAGAGAGGGTTCTCCCTCAGAGAGATTATACGGATAGGTACATGATGGAGCGATTTACTCCTGATCGTAAGCGCAAGCCAAAGTTACTCGACAATTACGGGTCTATTTCTGGGATACAGGAACCGGGTTTTAAGCTTAGAGCCGTGGCGAACCCTTCTAGGATCATTCAAGCTATGCTTGAACCCTTAAAGGATCTCATCATGGATCACCTAAAAACCCTCCCAACTGATCATACCCATGATCAGATGGCAGCGATTCCTAAGGTTCAGGAGATGTTACGCTCAGGAGAAACTGTCCACTCTGTGGACCTCTCTGATGCGACAAACCTCTTCCCCTTACCGTTGCAGGTTGACCTTTTGCACAAGATGTGCCATAAAGACTACTCTGAATTCATTCAGGTATTCGAACTGGTATCTAAAGGCAATTGGCTAACCCATCTCAACGGTGCACCAGAATTAGTAAAGTTCTCAAGAGGACAACCATTAGGCCTAGGACCTTCGTTTGGTGTATTTGCGCTTGCGCACAATACACTCTTGGAAGGTCTATGTATGAAACACCGACTAAACCCTGTTGACCACTTTGTGGTCCTCGGGGATGATGTCGTCATACGAGGCGACAAACTCAACCGGCTTTACCGAGAGAGTTTGTGTAACTTTGGGTGTAAAATCTCTGAGTCGAAAACGATCTCATCTACTCGGCTTGCCGAGTTTGCGGGTGTCGTAATCACCAAAGATTATATTGCCAAAGGTTACAAATGGCGTGACGTGTCTGACCACTCTTTCATGGACATGGCTAGGGCTTTAGGGCCGAAAGTCATGGGATTTCTCCATCCATGGCAGAGAGATTTTGTCAAGACAATGGGTCCTATCCACCGTGATCTCGGTGGCCTTGGTTGGTCATCTGGTGAACCGCTCCACTTAATGTGGGCAAACTCACCTATTTCCGAAGCTATCGTTAATCTGATAGGCTCCAAGGGAGAACTAGAAAAACTCGTACTATTCCGTGACCTTATACCTGAAGCCGTCCGTGTGATACGGGCGCTTCAGCCTATACGCCCTGAGTTTACCCGAAGGTACTCTGAGGACGACACCCTCTTAAAGGGTGAAGTGTCAAGGATTTGGCCTGCTAAAATGTTCATGTTAGCAGACGACCTGAGGTCACGTGGTATTCTACGGCCTCAGTATGTTATTACTGCGAAACCGGACAAGGTGACAGAGTCTATGGCCGTCTGGGCCAGACCTCTATCAGATCCTCGTCCGTCCTCGTTGAGTCTAATCCAATCGATCATCGACATGGACCCTAAAGCTAGCTCTATGGTCCCTAAGTCGGTGCTAAAAAGGATGAAACAGAAAGACTGCTCTCCGGTTATTCAGTTTACTGATAAACAGCCGGTAGTTAGTCCACCTGTTCCAAAACAAAACAAAGAAGTTCGTAGTAGCAACACCAAATCCAACGGGATAGATATGTAATCTATCTGACTTTTAGCTAATTTATTATTAGCCGAGTGCTGTTTGAAGACCGGTCCTTAGTCGGTCGCCCAATACAAGAGTTTCTTG